AATGTCAGCCTTTGTTCTACGCGCAGCGGCTTCTTTCCGCTTACGCTTAGCGGCTTGTTCGCTTTTTGATATTTTTCTTGCGCTCATGAGTAAGCAATTCTAAGACCATTGATTCAAGTTTATCTATGCGCGACACGATATTTGATGCCTCAAGTATTGATGGCACTTCATGTCTAATAATGTATCTAAGTCCACCGACAATTAAGGCACAACAAGAAAGGATGGCAGCTACAAAGCCTGCCCATTCAGCCGGGCTCAACGCCGACCAAACGCCGTATCGTTAGGGTTTAACCAACGTAGAATAACTGGAAGGCTTGCTACTAACGCTGCATTGACAATTGCAGGTGCATCCCAGCCTACTGCCAAATAGGTTGCTATTCCGGCGGCTAAGAAGCTTCTTGCCCAACTTGCTGCTACTGCTTTTGCTTGCTCCATTTAAGGGCTCTCCTGTCAATATAGGGATTTCAAACATACTGCCATCTGTATCGCCCTTAGCAGTAAAGCTAATATGAATGTGTGTCTTATGTGGATTTATGCCTGTGTACTTTCTCCACTTGTAGTTCTTCTTCCAACTGGCAATCTTGCTGTTGAAGATAATGTAGCTGATTCTCTTATCAGTTCTGGCAAGTAGCCGTAACTGATCCGCCAAATCAAATGCTTCGGCTGGGTTGGTTTGCAGATTAGCGTTAATGTCAATGGCACGTACAATGCCTTCAGCAGTTGGATTGTGATCGGACTTACGCGCTGCATGACGTTGATCACCGAGCCACCCCTCTGGTGAAGTTCTACTTCTATCGGGGAACGCATCATCTATTTGCTCGCGTAATTGCTGACCAGCTTTGCATAGTTTAGGCATATTAGTTATTTAGCACAATCCCTCAAGATTATGCTAAGGGCTTGCCTAGCGTAAGCCCTTCAGGGATCGGCTTGGAATAATCCCAGCGATAGATATAAGGCACTCCATCGCCATCATCGCGCAATTCAATTACAGCGTTGCGACCAATAAAATCATCATCAGTTAATTCTGGATAAACTGCAATAATTTTTTCCCACATACTAAACTCCAATTTGATACATAGTAAAGGCGGCACTATCTGTGCTTTGATAAATGTCCAAATTGCCACCGCTTGATTGTGTTACTACTACTTCGATATAATCAGTTGCCACTAGATTTAATACATAATTCAACTGCATTGATAAAGACCCAGCAGGTGATTGATTTCTTGCGATAATTACATTGTTTTTGTAAAAATCCATAATTCTTGTTCCTGTGGCATTAGCCGCAAACTCGGCATTACATCTTATAAAATAATATCCACCTTTTCCTGATGGAACAGTAAGGCGCGTATTATTTGTAGAGTTGTCGTGAAATGCATCAGTATCAAAAAACTCATAAGCAAAGTTTAATTTTGTTGCAGTATTATTAGCAATCGTTTGCGGTACGAAAGCACTATTAAAAGATACCGATGCGCCTACCAATGTTGGTGTAGCAGCAGCAGCAGCCGCCCACTTCAATCCTGTTGCAGTTGAAGAATCAACCTGCAATGTGTGTCCATTTGTGCCGCCAACTGTAAGCTTGGCAAATGTGTCTGCACCTGTGCCAACAACTAGATCACCTTTAGCATCAAATGTTGTAGCTACTGTGCTGGTAACGATTGGTACCGGGCCAGTACCACTAGCAACCGATATACCTGTACCAGCTTGCACTTCAGTTACATCTCCAGCACCGCTAACGCCTACCCATGCTGATCCATTGTAAACTTCAACTGCATTGGTATCTTGCAGATAACTGACCATTCCTTCAGCTAATACACCGCTTAGCGCGCTAGTGCGAGCTGCTGAGCTTGCAAACACCATAACTGTTTGCTCATTCAAATACGTATTGACCTGGGCTGCGGTAAGCACATCCCCGGTATTGAACAACTTATATCCTGCGCCTGCCATTTGTTCTCCTTAGTAGCTCAGCACGTCTTCACCTAGTATACCCGATACATCGGAATCTAGGACAAAGCCTGCTAATAGTGGTTCGGTTGTGTATAGGGTAGTCATCCATGATGACTTGGTAATGTCGTGATGGATGGCGTTTACCAGGCTTGATTGCACAACGCTGGTAGAGCCTGGGGTGGTCTTGGTAACTGTTACTCCATCAAGCAATTCTATATCTACCCCTGCCAATGGCTTATTGGGGTTGGCATCGTCATAGAGATTTAGCTGAATGCTATCTATGCGTATTTCAGGGTCTTTGCGTGTGGCTAGGATGCCTTTAGCCTGGTCTAAAGCCTCAGCGTTGGTTTGTACCAAGATGTCCGACCGCTGGCCTGAATGCAAGAAGAACTTATCAATGGAAGGCTGGTCAAACACATTCTGAGCTGTGCCACCTAAGCGTGTAATAGTTACGTCATTTATCAAGTTTGTATCATCAAAGGCAACTACGGCATTAGTGTATGAAATGTCCGTGCCTTGATCACTAAACTCATAGACCGGGAACGCTGGCGTGGCTATAAGGGCATTACGGCTTACAAAATCAACCTTGCCATTGGCATCTAGGAAGATACCGCCAAACTCGCTCTGTTCCACGTTAAAGAGCGCCTGAAGGGCATCCCTGTCTGTGCCTGGGTCTGCCTGAAGGGTTGAATCGCCTGTGTCTACGTTACGCAAGCTTAAAGGCCATTCAATTTCATCCAAGATGGCATTTACTCTAGCCCCTGAAGTTTGCACCCCTGAGCCTGTAACAGTTGTTATGCCTGAACCTGCCAGCAACTTAAAGCCATCTACGCAGCGCAGGGTAACTGTGCTTAGTTCATCGTTGCCTTGTCTAAATCCTGTGTCGTAAGTGTTAATAAATCCTGAGAACAAGAAGTAATCTTGGCTGTTGTAGGTAGCATAGATAATGATTTGTCTTAGCGGAACAAGGTTTGGATAGTAGATACTGGCTGGGTTAGTAGGATTCCAATCACCCGTTTGATCATAAAGCGTTACATTGGCTGTGCCAGCTTCAAACTGGGATGTTAAACGATTGCGCCCACGCCTAATAGAAACTCTAGTTACTAGGTCTGTTATCTCAATTGGCAACGTGCCTGAGCCAAGGGTATTTGTGCCTAGTATACCTTCAGTTGCGCTACCTAAGATTAAAGGGTTAATCTCAAAAGCGGTATCGCTATCAAAGTCAACAAAGACACGCAGCGTTGGTGCTGGCATTAAATCGCCCTACTGCTGAGCAGTAAGCCCTTGCCTGTTTTTTGATAGTTGTATTGAATGTCTGTGATGACCTCAGCCAAATCTTCAGCAGATGTTACGTTGCCTTCAACAGTTACGTTAATTGTTGTTTCAGGAATTATGCCTTGGCTTGTTGCAGCTTCAATAGATTGATTTAAATACTCATTGGCCAATTCAAGGCTTGCTAATGCTGCTGCTAAATCTGCTGCTGCAAGGCTTTCCGTTAGTAGGGTTGTGGCATCTACGTAAGCATTGGCGGCATCTACTGCTTCTTGAGCTGCTGCTGCTTCTTCTGGTGTTGTTGCTGCTGCAACTGCTGCCGCTGCTTGCGCTACTGCTGTTACTGCATCTGCTGAAGATAGTGCAACAAAAATTGCCGATGCGTTTGCTGCCTCTAAAAAAGTTTCTGCCTTATCGGTCTTGGCTGCTAATACATTGGCATTTGCTGTAGCTCTGCTTGTAGCAATACTTGTCATTAATTCATTTAAAGCCATTTGTTGCTTGGCTAATGTGTCGTATAAATCTTTTAAGTTCTTTTTAGCAGATTCAAAATACTCAGGCCACTTGGAAAACGGGTTGCCTGCCTCTAAATCTAATAATGTTTCGGCTAGAGCTTCTGTTTCTGTTCTAACCTTGTTTAATTCATCAAGTAGTTTCTCGGCTTTGTCTACATCTTTCTCAGCAATAGCCTGCTTAATGTCTTCAATCAACATCAATTCTTCAACGCGTTTGCGTTCTTCATCTGTTAGTTTACCTTGCAACGCAGCAGCCAATTGGATTCTATTTAAATCAAAACGTGATTCTTTTTGAATCAGCATCAAACTAATTTGTTTTAACCTATTTAACTTGGCTTGTTCTTTTAGTTGCTTTAATCTTAGTCTTTCTAATTCTTTTTCACGTTTGATTGCTGCTTCTTCAATAGCGGCAAGTTGTTTGTCAACTCCTGGCTTGCCAATACCGCCACCTGGAAAGAACAAGGGTCTTGATGCTTCTCCTGTTTGTCTTAAGATGTCTACAAACTGTAAAAGACCTGAGAACTTAGTAGGATCAAGAAAGCTATTAAAAAATGGAATACGGCTTTGAACTTCAGATATAGCAACACCAACGCCACGAATAACATCGGCAGCGACAACGCCAAAACGTTGCATTGAATCAGTAGCGCCTGCAATACCATTTTCACCAGATAATAAAGTAAACGCATCTACTAAGCCTGAGCCAATAGTAGTTTGCATACGTTCATAACTTGCTTCAAGCAAACTTACCTTGCCAGCATAGGTATCTAAGAAGGCTGCCCTTTGACCACTAAATTGATTGTTTAAAAGTTCCTGTATTTCGTTAAAAGATTTGGCTTTTAACTCTGACTTGCTAAGTCCTAGTTCATACTTGGACAAACTAGCATTATTGCCTAAGAAAGACTTGCTTAAATCGTTTACAACAGTTTGCAGTTCTACGCCGGTTCCTGCTGAAACATCTATGGCAGTATTTAAAATGTCTTGCGACATAGCAACTGAACGTGTAGTAGAAGCTAATGTTTGGAAAGCAGGTCTTAATTGACCTTTTGTAATGGCTGTAAACTTCTCTAAGTTCTCTAAATAGTTTTCTATCTCAGGTGTAGCAAAGCCTAAGTTGACACCTTTTAACGCCGATTCAAAACGTCTAGCTGCTACTTCATCTTCTTCAAAAGCCTTTACAGCAGCCTTACCAAATTGCACAACCTCACGTACAGAAAATACCGCTACTACTGTTTTGGCTAATGACTTAAACTTCTTTTCTAAAGAATTGGTTGCTTTCTCTGCATCTTGAAAACCTTTTTTCTTTAGTTCACCTGCAATAATGATTTTAATATCTGATTCAGTTAATGCCATTATGCAGCCTTCCTATCGCTTAAAATACGATTGGCTAGATTTCTTTTTGCCTTTTCAATTGCAATTAAAGTAGCGTTTAAAGCTCTGCCTTGATTGCGAGCATAAGCAGCATATAGCAAACGACCTGTAGATTTTCGGCCTCTGCCAGAATAATCAACAAGACCGCCAATGCCATTCATAGCACCAATAAATCTTGCGCCTGCATCTGGATTGTTGGAAGCAGCTCTAGGGTTTGGAGAACCTACGCGGCCTGCTGTTTCTATAATCGCGCCTGTGCGTGATTTATTAAACAAAGTAAACAAAGACACAAAGCCAGATTGATTCATGCGACTATTAGCAACTGAATAGGTTAAACCTCTACGAATAACTGTTTGATCATAAGATGGAAATGCCTGTTTTTTTCCTGGCACTCTTGGTTTGCGTTCGTATCCAGGATCATTCCAGTTAATTAAACCGCCTGGGGCTGTGCCTAAAACTTTAGACCTAGCATCTTTGATAATTGGCTTTAGAGCCTCGCGGATTTCTTTGTCCATTTCCTTCTTAATATCAGGAGCTAGTTGTCTTAAAGCTTTCTTAAGACCTACGACCCCTTCTATTATTACTGGCATGTTTCCTATCTTCCGCTTGTTTCTTAAGCACTTCTTGTATGGCTCTTAGCATACTGCTATCCATATTGATAAACTCGCTAGGCGCAATTCCTGTATGTACAGATAGCTGAGCTATGCGGTACGTATAGGAATCACGCGTTAGCCATTTGGGGAATCATCACCAAGAACTTCAACAGCCTTTAAAGTACCTAGAAACTTATCCCCAAATGGATAAACCTCAGGAGCATCTGCTCTCCGCAAACATTCCCATGCAAGCCAATAGATGTCGCTCTGCTTTTGATCTTCTCTGAAAGCACGATAAAAGCCTTTCTTAGCATACTGCTCAAAAGCATATTCAATGGATGGGGTAATCTCATGTACAGATTCCGTACCATCTGCCCTTACAACTTTTAGACTTGCCATTTTTGCCCCTTTGTTAAATTAGAACGTGCCGGTGTCGGCTATCGTTACAACAGAGTTTAGCGTAAAGGTGATGTCCTGTGTTCCAATATCGCCAACGCCACCATTGATTGGGGTCAGGTTATTGACCAAAATATCAAAGGTGTAAAGCGGATTGGTTGCACCGACAGCAGTTAGTTTCTCCTGAAGCATTTTTACGGCAACAGTTGTGCCAAATGCTGCGCGAAGAGTTGCCATTACGTTTGCTGCTGCTGTGTCATTCAAGAATGAAACAGTTAGCGTTCCAGATTCCAAGCCTTTTACAAACTTGTGAGCTGTATCGCCCATAGCGGTAACTTCAAGCTCATCTGCTGCCTGATTAAGTGTAACGCTTGTTACGTGGTCGCTCAGATCAACAGCGTTAATCTTAAGACCAACCTTGTTATTAAGAAAAACAGCCATTGCTATTCCTCATCTTTCTTAGTTGTTGGTTTTGGTGCTTTTTCGCTTAGCTCTACTTGGCCAATTTTGGCAAGGAAAGCCTCGCGTTCTTTGTCTACATCAGCCATGTTTTAGCTCCAATCGGATAGAACGCTGATTGATACTTCACCGGACAACAGATCTCCTGCTGTTCCGGTTAAGACCGCCGGGGCGCTGAAAGTGCCAATTGTATACGCAATTGAGGATGCTTCCAGCTTATTTACTATATTTAAGTAATAATCTTCAATGTTAATTAAGTTGCCTTGGTTATCAAACATAGGGGTTAACACTATAAGCTTAAAGTTGACCTTAGGCTTGATTGCTTTGTAATGGTCATTGCTTGGCTCAATATAGGGATCGCCAGGCTGTACCACGATGCTATTAGCAAGCGGTGTGGCAGGTGGGAAGGAAAACACCTGCCACGCCGCATCATCAGCTAGCGCGGTTGCGATTGTTCCCCGTAGGGTAGAGATTGCTGACATTATCCTACTTGACC